CCCCTGCCGGTACCGGATTATCAGCTTCGTTTTTGACCTGCTGAGTCTCTTCCATCTGCACATCGCTGGTGGCCTCTTCGTTGTCGGTCTTTGGGGCAGGAGTGGCCATGAGGCCTTCAATGGAGTACATGCCAGCGCTGACTTTGGCAATTTCAGGTTGTTTGGTTTCTGTCAGATCTTCGTGAGATTGTTCAACGACATTTGATTGACGGCCCGCGCGTGGATCCTCTTCCCACTCCGGATAGCCTTTTGAGCTCTCGCCGTTTTCATAAATGCCGTTAGCCGCGAGCCAGTTACGAACCATTGCCCGCAGTTCTGACGTGCTTTCTTCTCCATTCCATTTAATGGCACGGGTAACGCCGAAAATGCTATTTGCGTCATAATCGAGAATGTCTGTGGTTTTGCTCAGAATCTTGAGCGCCTTAACATGGACATCCTCTTTCCTGTCTACCAGGTCTTTGGCGCCGATGAGTTGAGGGCGGCTGATTTTTCCCGGCTCTGCATCCGGGTACAGTTGAGCAATAGCGATCTCAATAGCCAGATTCGCGATATTCTGCGTTACGGCGCGTTTATAGCGTTCGGGTATAGCGTGAGTGTCAGCATGGGGAACTGCTGAAATCTGATTGCCTACTGCCCATTCCCTGGTAAGGATGCCGCGATCGATAGCATTGGTTTCGAACCACAATTTCGCAAACTGAATACGGTTGCCAAGTTCGTGGCGCTTCCCTTCAGGGAAGACCTTTTTATTTGCGCTAGTAAATTTCCACAAAGCCGGCATGTCGTATTTCTTTATTTCAGGAATACTTTCAGCGGCAAGAATGAGATCCTGAACTGCCGAATTATCTGTATCCAATTCCATGGCGGAAAGCCGCCCGCGATGCGGGATGCTGATGTGATAAACGTGTCTTTCTTCTGCCATATACTGTGCCAGCAGCTGAATGCGGAAGGGCATCTCTGCGAGGTTGTAGAGGGAGTTTTCATCGCCTGAAACCGTATCGTCTGAATCATCATTAACGATCTCATCTTCAACAACGGTGGTTGAACTAGCAACAGCCCCCGGGATAACCTGCCAGGTGCGCTGGTCGTCGCCGAGCTGATAGCGCTTGCACCATTCAAAATCCAGAACACCTTCAGCGGGAAGGTCATTAAATACCGGGAAATCGGTGCGAATAGGTTTCAGGTAGTCTTTGCCGCGCCCGGTTTCGATTTCTGCATCTTCCAGATCAACGTCTAACTGCAGCTGCGCGCGAGCTTCAGATTTTGCGGAACGCCAGATAATGGCATCGGCTTTACCCGATTTTTGAGTTGCCTTTATCAGATAAAAATATTCCATGTGATAGCCTCAATTTTGGGTGTTAGAATCCCCGGGCCATTGATAGCGCCCATTGGGTGTTCATTGGTTTTGGTAATTTCCGGTGTAACTTTGGTCGGTGGCACCGGACGTACAGCCCGCTTCGGCGGGTTTTACGTTAGGCCTCGTTGGCCATGGCGTCGTATTCGCCACAACGTTTCGAGCAATACGTTCTTTCACGTGGTACTAACTGCGTGCCGTGAATGATGAGAATGGTCATCTTCACAACTTTTCCTTCCTCCAGTGCCTTGCGGCAATACGCACATCGTTTCTGCATAACGCCTCCTACATCTGTGCGGTGAACCCGGCGGGGTGTTCAGCCAGAACGCCTTTCAACGGCAGGCATTCGCCCTTTACACCTTGCTCAACTGCGGCTTCCTGGCATTCTTTCTCGCTGTCATAAACACCCAGCAAAACATCCTGATTACCGCCAATTAGCATGCCGACGGTGATTACCAGTGCGAACATTGTGCTCATCAGTGGGTACCTGCCGGAACGAGATAGGGCGCAAGCTCCCTTGAGTAAAAGGGCTGACGGATAAAGCGCAGATTTCCCTGCGGTTCATGGAAATAGGTTTTGCGAACATGGTCGTATGAAACAGACCAGGGCGCGCCGGTGCGCAGATTACGCATTGGTATTGCGCGACCACTGTTTGGAACTGGATTAGCCATAGATAACCCCCGCAATGCATATGATGAATAAAACCCAGAAGATGAGCCCGATAACTGCCGAAATGACCATGGCTCTGATGCCTTGTTTACTCATTTCAACCTCTGCCTTGTCGCCGGCCAGCGGAACGTTTATCGGAGCAACGCAGCGCGTTGTTGATGGAGTGAGTTTATGAAAATATAAACCTTTATGTAAACTCTTTTATGAACAAAAAAGTTAATTTTTCTATAAACAATTGATTGTATTGGTTTTAAATTTTCGATGGGTTAAGCGTAAAACTAAAAAGCCGCCAAGAAGGCGGCTTAACAAAGAAGAGGTATGTTATTTACGGGAGGCGAGTAGTTCAGCGAATAACTGATTGTATTTTTTGAACTTTGTTTCGAATTCAATTAGTACTGTTTTTTTCTCAGAATCCGGAAAACCACGATAAAACTTAATCAGATTAACTTCATCAGCTGTAAGCATTGACGAAAGCACTGAAGGCATAGAGCCGTCATGCTCATTACCGCCATCCATAGCATCCAGATAACCTGGGGGCATATTGTAATCCCTTTCTATCCGCCGTGCCGCTCTTTCGCCAAAAGAAGTCTTACCATTTATCAGTTGTGATAAATAGCTTTTCTCTCTCTCAGGAAGAGTGCGCTCAGCAAACCAGTCAGCCAGTCGCTTGCTTCTTATTTCTTTTGTGCTCATGACGCCATTGTGATTAGTAAAATCTAAACAATCAAATTCTTTACTTTTTTGTTTATAAAGATATAAACTCATAGCGATACACCTCGGACAGGAAGCACAAATGCAACTTAGTCAATATTTTTTAGAGCGCGGTAACGCGAAGTTCCTAGCTGAAAAACTCGGAATATCAAAATCATATCTATCTCAGATGGCTTCTGGAAAATCCGCCATATCACCAGAACGGGCCATAGAGATTGAAAATCACACAAAAGGCGTTGTTACGAGAGCTGATTGCCTTCCAGAGCGCTGGATGAACATTTGGCCCGAATTCACACCTCCAAGAGCAACTGATGAAGCATCAATAAATCAATGACTTCAAAAGGATTATCACCAATGCAAAACGCAATAGCACGAAAGTTAGATCCACCTATTCTCAATCCGGTTGAGATTGAAAGTGTCTTACTCAACCGGCTTTCATCGGTCGGCCAAAAGGTTTACGCCGAACTTTTGGGGATCAGTGAGTCAACGGCAAGCAGGCGTAAAGGGGAGGGCCATTTTGCTGATGTGGCGAAAGAACTCTCAATACTCGGATTGCAGGTTGTACCGCCGGAAGCTGTCGTTGTGTCCAGACATTACCTGCAGTCTGTTGAAACGCTCGCTGATATAGGCTTGCGTGCTGAGCGGTGCCGCCCGGGTCCGCTGGGATGGGACTGAATGAATCACATCGAATTCATAGAGAAGAACGTCCGCGAGGAACTGCTTCGCCAGGGCTTCACGCAGGCAGTGGCTCAGGGGGGGGGCATACCAGGCGGTCGATATGTACAAGCGGATGTCACAGGCAAGCCGAAAAGGGGGAATGTTTGACGATGTTATGCGACACGCAAAGTTATGGGCAGAGAAGCAGACAAGCACAGCTGAACGCCGGGAAGCAAAGCGCTCCGTGCGAAAGCGCAGCAATCAGGCTGGCTTGTTCTGAAAGGGTGAAGACCGTCGTGCTCGAACACAGCCGGTCTTCGGGTGAATCAATTGGGTCAATTCACGGGATTAAGTATGTCAAATACCGCTGAAGTTATCAATTTTCCAATCAAAACCGAACTAACGGGAGGTCGCATGGCCGACCTGTCCAACGGCTATACCAGGATCGCCAATGAGATACAGAAACTCAAACCGCGGCTGCGCATGTCCGGGCGCGAGTGGCAGTGTCTTGAGGCAGTTATCTGGCTTACCTACGGATGGAACAAAAAACAGGATCGGGTAACAAATACCGTCATTTCTGAGTTAACCGGTTTGAGTGATTCTCATGTTTCAGATGCGATAAAACTACTCGCGGCGCGGGGGATTATTTTTAGTCACAAGCATGGTGTGATGAAAACCGTCGGTATAAATACAGAGCTATCTGCCTGGATTTTGGACAAACCGAAAACGGGAAAACTCTTCCCGAAAACGGGAATTACCTTCCCGGAATCGGGAAAAACCTTCCCGGAAACGGTAGACACCCAAGACTATAACAAAAACAATATTAAAAGATCTTCGTCTCGGAATTCTGAAGAATCCCGAAACAAGAAAACTCAGGAGTTTCTCTCTCGCCATCCTGAAGCTGCTGACGGGATTTACACCCCATCTGGTAAATCCTGGGGAACAGCTGACGACCTCAAAGCCGCGCGATGGATTTTCGATAAAGCCCTCACCGTGAATGCCTCCCTCTCAGAGCCGAAATGGGTTGAATGGGCAAACACCATCCGCCTGATGCGCCTGCAGGACAAACGCACTCACTATGAAATCTGCGAACTGTTCAAGTGGGCCAATGAAGACGATTTCTGGCAAGAAAACATTCTCAGCCCATCAAAACTACGCAAGCAGTGGGATCCGCTCACGACTAAACGCCTGCGCAGCTCAGGCCCATCAAAAACCACATCAGGCGCCAGTGCGCTGAACAATACAGACTGGATCGACGGGGTACTCGAATGAAATCTATCGCAGAAAGCATGCATAACTTCGATCGGAAGAACTTCCAACGTATCGCCGCCGGTATGCCTGAGATGCACGATGCGCAGAGCTTTGCACATCAGGCGACAAAGACGGCTGAGGTATTCAACGAACTGTTTCGCCAGCTGCTCGCGGTATTCCCGGCGCTGGCCAACAAATCAGCGGACGACCTCAACGAGATGCGTCGCCAGTGGCTCCTGGCGTTCAAAGAGAACGGCATCACCACGGTAGAGCAGATTAACGCCGGGATGCGTGTTGCCCGCAAACAGGAAAAACCGTTTATGCCATCACCTGGTCAGTTTGTTGCCTGGTGTCGTTCTGAGGAGGCGGTAACGGTAGGCCTGCCAGACGCGAGTGAGCTGGTTGATATGGTTTACCAGTATTGCCGGACCCGCGGTCAGTATCCGGACGCTGAGTCGTACCCATGGCCTGAGCACAAAATCGAACCGATAACGCTGAAACACAAAGCCTGCTACTGGATGATTACCGGTCTGTATACCGATATGCGCGCGAAGGGACTAAGCGACTCCGAATTACGCCGAAAAGCATCAGAGGAACTGTTGCGCATGGTTCGTCGGGTGAACGCGGGTGAAGTTATTCCGGAGCCGGTTAAGCAGATCCAGAAGCTTGGCGGAAGACCATTAACACAGGAGCAGGGCTTAAACAAAATCGCTGAAATCCGCGCGAAGTTTGGCCTTGGTAGAGGGCGTAACCATGGCTAACAAATCACGTGAACAAAAACAGGCCTGCGTCCAGGCGATTATCGAACTAACCCGCGAGAAAGGGCGCCTGACGGTAAAAGAAGCCTGCACGGAATTACGCATGTGCCGGGATACTGCAGGTCGATATTTCCAGGCAGCAGTCAGAACCGGAAAGGTCATCCGCTACGGGCGGCTTGGATTGTTCCGCGACCAGCGGGCGACCATTGATTTTGACCTTCAGAGATTCAGTCATCGGAAAGATAAGGGAGCCGACAAATGAGCAAACAACGTAAATGGCGTTTCGTCGCTGAAGGCGCTGAAAAACAACAGGGAGGCTCTTATAGCGGACAGCGCACAGGGTTCTTTCAAGTCTGGTACGTAGCTGGCGGTGATGGTGTGAAGTTCCGCCGTTGCCCTTATACGCCTGGCGGCTGGAAGGTCCAGAAAAACCGCACAACGTATGACGATCAGCCTGTTCAATATGCCGTCAAAAATCCTGAAGACATTTCAGCCCTTGATGCATTTGTTGGAGAAAAACCATATCCGGGATACGGGAGAGTTCAAGCATGAAAATCAAATGCATAAAAGATACCGAGGGATACTGGACTGAGGGCGAAATGTATCCGGCCCGTGTAGTTGCTGGCGGTTTTGTTCAAGTTGGCGACGATGACGATCCCAAAGGAGAAGGATGGAGCGCTGCGCCGATGGAATATCGGGAAGATGGTTCGATCGTTTATCAGGTCGGCGGTATTGAGGGTGATGTGTTATTCGAGGAGGCCAGCCATGACTGATATCACCAGATTTACCCAGGAGATAAAAGCGGCGGCAGAAAAAGCGAAATATGCAGGGGAAGCGCCAGTAATGCCGTTTGATACTCGGATCTCTACGCTCAATGAATACCAGCTTACGGTATGCCCCGATAATGTTCTCATTTTGGTAGAAGCGCTGGAGCTTAAAGAAGAGCAGCGCGCTAACTGGTTCCAGATGGCACAGAAATTAGGGGAAGACTTGGATGCGGCTGAAAAGCGCATCGCCGAGTTGGAGTCCCGCACCGTGAAACTGCCGAAGCCTATTAGCGTTTTGCATCGCAGAGATAGCACTGATGCGCATCGCGCAATATACGCATACCCGGAAGCAGAAGTTAACGCAGCACTGGATGAATCAGGCATCAAATGGGAGGCTGAGTAGATGGCACTGACACACGATGAGCTTTGCCAGATAGCCTATCAATTCCTTAAGCGGAACGGCTTCAAAGTCTGCTTTCACGATCGCTTTGTTGCTGTAACCAGCACCGGAGAACAGCCAGACGCGATGGGGTTCAGGAATTTCGCTTCCTGTCTGATAGAGGCTAAGTGCTCACGCGCCGACCTGCTCGCAGACAGGAAAAAACGTTTCCGACTACGCCCCGAGCTTGGCATGGGTGACTGGCGGTTCTTTATCAGCGAGCCGGGGATTATCTCTGTCGAAGGCCTTCCGTCTGGCTGGGGTTTGCTACATGTGGTTAATGGAAAGGTTCGAAAGGTTCACGGATGGCCGCAGGGAAACTGTTGCTGGGGAAGCGCAGAGGATAAGCCATTCACCGGCAATAAACAGGTCGAATGCGATTACATGCTTTCAGCCCTGCGCAGGATGGAGCTGAAAGGGCATCTAAACGAAATTTATGACGGCGTGATAGTGAACCGGGCAGCAGAAGGAGCCAACCAATGACCAGCAAATTAACTATAACAGACGAGCGCCTGGCGGAATTAGTGGCGTTCAAACCATTACCTGGCACAGATATCAACTCGGCCACCCGGGATGAATGGATGGCTATGGCCGCAGAGCTACATGAACGCCGCAAGGCCGACAGCGAGCCTTATGGTTTCACAGATGGTGACCGTCGCGGGATGATTTACAAACCTGAGCATGCCGATCGGCTGAACGAGCCGGTGCCGGTCTATCGCCACGCGCAGCAGCCGGTGGTGCCTGATTATCCCGAAACATTACCATGCCCCGTATTGCTGGAGCCTGGCCTGCGCTTCGGGAAAGGCGTTAAAACCAGACTGGTACTGGATGCCATTCAGCGCAGGGCCGAGCATTCCGCCGAACTTGAGGCTATGACGCCGGAGGAGCGGGCTGAATATGACGCTGGCATCGAAGCATTCAAAGCCATGTTGCCGCAGCCAGTGCCGGATAACAGCGCTATCACTCAGCATTTCGACACCATAGCACTTGAAACGGCCAGGGAGATTATGTGCGACGTAAATCGCCGCCAGGAATTTCTTGGTGGTGAAATCCAGTTGCTCTCACGTATTCAATGTCGAATTGATGACGCCTGCCGCGCCGCCATGCTTCAGGGTGCCGAAAATACCGAGTCGCGCTGCGGCAATTCTCCGGCTAACGATACCAACGTTGTTAAAAGGTTGACCATTACTCTGCCTGATACCAGTTCAAAAGCGTTCTGGAGTGGTGCCGGAAAAACGGAAACATTCCATCCTGTGACTTATCGCCGATGGGTGAAAGAAGCATTAGAGCGATGCTGTGCCATCGCTCGGATTGATGTGGAGGTGAAGTAGTGGAGCCTTCACTGGAATATGCCTGCAAACGCATTCAGGAATTGGAAAGCCTTCTGCTGGTGGACGTGCCTGAAACTGTATGGCCAGCTGAAGTAGCGATGGTCCTGTCAGAAGTAGAAAACGCCGGGGAACTCCCGTCGCACCACCAGCGCCGCCTGCAGCACCACATCAACAGGATGTGGCTGGAAAAAATGCCGGTACCGTCAATTATCGCCGCGGCTCGTTCGCTGGCCAGCGCCATGGAGAAATACGCGTGAGAGAGAGCGAAATCATCGTTGATAACTTTGCTGGTGGCGGCGGCGCCTCAACGGGCATCGAGCTGGCGATAGGGCGCAGCGTGGATATTGCTATAAACCACGATCCCAATGCTGTCGCGATGCACACTACTAATCACCCCGACACGCTGCATTACTGCGAGTCGGTTTATTCAGTTCGCCCGAAAGTTGCGACCGCCAGCCGCCGTGTAGGGCTGGCATGGTTTAGCCCTGATTGCCGACACTTCTCAAAGGCGAAAGGGGCCAAGCCGGTAGAAAAGGCGATTCGCGGGCTGGCCTGGATTGTTCTGCGCTGGGGGCTGGATGTTGACCCTCGGGTGATGATGCTGGAGAACGTTGAAGAGTTTAAAACGTGGGGCCCACTTATTGAAATCCCGCCTAAGCCTGATTTACCTGATGAAATGATGAGCAGCTTTATTGGCCCTGTTTACCCTGGTTACAGCCGTCCGGACCCGGCGCGCGTCGGCGAAACATTCCAGGCGTTTGTTGGCATGCTGACAACCGGCATCCCGGCGGACCATCCCGCACTGATTGAATGCTGCGAGTTTCTGAATATTTCGCTTGATAGCGAGGATGCAGTACGGCTGGTAAACGGTCTGGGTTACACCGTTGAGTATCGCGAGCTGCGCGCCTGCGATTATGGCGCGCCGACGATTAGAAAACGGTTCTTCATGGTCATGCGCCGGGACGGGAAACCGATAGTCTGGCCGGAGGCCACCCATGGGGATCCGAAGTCTGCCTCCGTGCTGGCGGGCAAGCTGGCACCGTGGCGAACAGCTGCGGAATGCATAGACTGGTCTATCCCCGCGCCGAGCATCTTCGGGCGCAAAAAGCCACTGGCGGTGAACACGCTCAAACGTATTGCGCGCGGCATCCAGCGCTTTGTTATCGACAGTGCGTCGCCGTTCATTGTGAAGTGCAATCACACAACGACACGCGGTAAATATGAATGCTTCAGAGGACAGGCTCTGGAAGAACCTCTGCAGACAATAACGAAAACCCATGGCTACGCAATCGCGGTACCTCATCTGACAAAATTTCGAACAGGGGCCACCGGGCAGCCAGTTACCGATCCGGTACCGACAGT